GGCGCCTTTGGTGGTTTTTTCAAGTGTTTTGCCGCAATCGTCGTAGTCGCGAACAATGCGCGAAAGTGCGTCGATGGCGGCGGCGACCCCAGCGGGATCGGGTTTGGCTGATGCCGGTGGGACAGGAGCGGGAACTACAGGTGGCGCTGCCGCAGCTGGAGCGTCGACGGGTTTGGGCGGAAGGCCCTTCTCGTCTCGCGCAGCTTGGGCTGCTCGCAGCTTAGCGAGAACCTGCTCACGCAACTTGCTGTCGTCTTTCTGGTCGCCGTTGAGAGTAGCGATGTCGGCTCTGTCATCGACCGGCGCTCGCGTGGTGTCGATGTACCTCATGACGGTGGCAGGGGTGCTGTCAGCATAATTGAGCGTGACTTCCCTGGTGGTGGTGACATTGACGCCGTCGTTGCGTATGGCCGTAACATCGCCGGTGAGAGCCACGTTGAGGGGCGTGATGCTGAGCTCAGCTGCATAGAACGCTCCAGCTGTTCCAGGCATGGTGGGGATGAGCATGATGACGGGGACGACGTTGGAAAACATGTTGACCTCAACGACCGCCTCAGTGACGCCACCAGCGTTGGCTTGAATATCAACCGGGGTGCTGGATGTGGCGAGGTTCTTGTAAGTGACAGAGGAAGAGAGGGCGAGGGCAAACGAATTGGTGGCCGGCCCACCGCCGACAAGCCGGAGCGTGTTAGCGAGCGTATACACGCCAGCGATGGGCATGGCGGAGCTGTCCGAGTTGGCCACATACGGCAATATGATTGCGGTGGCATTGGAGTTGATCATGCTAGACGGCACTCGCGGGTCATTGCCGGCGACTACTCCTATATTGTTGTTGCTGCCGGCGACGCGGTTGACGGGATCCTGCATGGCGGCATTCCACGAGCCATAATTGCCGACACTTGATGCGGTCACACGCAGAGGATTGCCGAGGCTAGCGTCGAGCAGGTTCTGGTTGAAGAGCAGGAAGCTGTACGACACCCAGAGCTCACCTGCATGGCTGCCGGAGGTGGCGCCAGCGTCGACCGTCATAAGCAGAAGCTTGGCGGGAGTGGTGATGCGAGGGTCAAGGCCGATGGACTGAGAGCCCATGACGTAGTAAAAGTTGGTGCGTTGCGCCTGACCGAGCTTCAGCTTACACGAGTCGTTCTGCCAATACGCGGCCGACTTTGCTCCGTAGAGATCCAGCATCTCCCGCTTAATGGTGGGGTCAGCATCGGTGATCTCATTATCATAAGCAAGAGCCACACGCCCGACATACGTTTGGTTGGCGGCAGTCTTAACGCTGGCGGAGAAGCCGAGGGTCATGAAACTGTCAAAAGTGCCGGCCTGAGCGGCGCACATGGGCATGAGACCTGCATTGCCGGGGTTGACGGGGAACGACCGTATGTTAAGGTCCTGCGTGGCGGTGATATCGCGGACAAACTCAGTGTGGGTAACTTTCATACCGTTGACCCGCATTGGCTTACCCGTCTTCGGGTGTCTGACGGTGAACGTTCCCTTGGTCGTGCTCATGCGCCCTGTGGTTGTGGTATTGCCGACTGTGGTCATACCCATGGCCACCGGGGCGGTGGAAGCTTTCCCTGCTGCGACTTGCTTGGCATAGGCGGCTTGATCGGCGGTGTACTTGCGGTCGACGGCGGAGTTGAAGGCTGCTATGCTGCCGTTGGCTCGGCCAATGGTGGCGTTGTTGAGATAGTAGTCGCTGCTGTCGCCGTATACGCCGGCTGAACCTTTGCCACCGCGGAACTCCGGAATGGCGGAGGTGCGATTGGAGGTGGCGTACGGCATGACGAACGGCGTGCCATCCTTGGGGTGCCCGCCAGGATAATTGGAGCCACCAGGGTCAGTACGACCTTTGGCGTTGGCGTAATCACCGGCGTTGAGATACTTGTTGGGATCAGGCAGGTAACCTTTGGCGACGGCCGCGCGCACTGCGGGGTCAGAGGCACGATACTCACGCAGCCCCATCGTTTCAGGCTCGTACGCTGCGCGACCGTGGCGGTAGTAATCCTCGGCATAGATCCCCTGATCCTTACCGAGAGCTATGGCCTGCATGTATTGGGCCCGCACAGGCGCTGGCATCTTTGCAATGGCTTGGGCGGACAGAGGCGCCGCCGCGGGCTGAAGCGCTGCGCGGCGCCTGCGTTTCTGTCTGCCGCCGCCGGTGGCCAGTTGGAGTATAGCGTCGCCCAAACGCCCGCCAATGGGGACGTTGGGCCCGGGCGGTCGGGCACGGAGCTGCGACTGAAGGCGCACGGCGGGGGCCGGGCCGTACGCCCGCGCCTGTGGCAAATACTGGGCTTGCGGGCCGATGGGCATGGTGTACATTGGTTGGGGACGAGGCCGCATAGGCATCAAAACGGTGTCGTCGCCGTTGAGGAACGCTTTCTGGCGCTGCTGGACGTGGCCCGCGCGTGAAAAGTATCCGTTGTACATGAACTGTGCTGTGATGTGTAATGCAAAGAATGCGATGACTGCGAGGCGCTGCGCTCTGCCCGCACGGCGCCAAGGAGGCTGGTCGACATACACACTGCCGCAGGTGCCGCACCTAACAGGCTGGGGCGCAGTGAGAGCGCTCCTAAGTTGCCAACAGTAGAACAACGCCAGGGACACTGCTTGCCACCAATGCCCACCCAAGAAAGCGAAAGCATTAAACAGGGCATGCATAGTGATGCGACGCCTGAGTGTGCCAACGTTGAAAAGGTGGAAGAGAAATGGTAGTGCAGGCGTGTAGTACCCTTCAGTAGCGTACTTGGTGGAGTACTCAAAACAGGCGAAGAAGACCGTCCAATTGTCACTGCGCTCAACATCACATCTGACCTGATTGACGTACCATCTGGGGTCGAAGAGACGCAGCCAATGGCGTGGCCCCGACTTGAAGATCTCCTCCTGTATCGGGGCGAGCCAGCAGATGAGCAGTGCCATGAAAAAGCCAAATGGGCTGAACATGGAGGCTGTGCCGATCGTCGGGCAGGGCGTTGCTATGATGACGTCGGCTACTATGGTGTAGGCAAGAAATGCCGTACTCACAACAGCGGGACCGACAACATCACGGAGGGTGCGATAATGCTCCTTGAGCATGGAGGCGCCCTGCTGGTACCAGCCCAAATGTTGCAACTGCCTGTCCGCTCCCCTGCCGTATCGAACACCGCCAGAATGAAGAGTCTGTTTGCGGTGCCAGCGTCGACTGCTGGTTGAGAGCTTGGTGCTACGGCCCCTAAGCATGGCGAGGTACCAGCTACGCCACGGCTCGCAGTGGGTGACCTGATTCAACATGCAGGTGGCGGATGCGGCAATGATGGCGGAAAGTTGAGAGGGCTGCCTGGTGGGCGGCTGAACGAGTATGCCACTCCGCGTGTGGACCCGGCCCAACTGTGGCAGCATGGCTACGGTGGGGCTACAAGTTGCCGGGTCGATGGCTGGCATACATCTCATAGAACAGAACTTGGCGCTGCTCAGCTGAACGCGGCCGCCGGTGGGGATGAACCCAAGCCTCCTAGCGGCTTCAATGTCCGGCTTGATCGGGCTGAAAAGCAGCGAATCATCGCCGTTGACATAGAGTCTCACGCCCAGACGCCACAGGCTCTCAGCGCTGAGGCCGCCGGCTCCTTGCGAAACAGAGTAGAGCATAATGGCCCCGTTGGTGAGAGTGTTGCCGAAGGTGGTGTCCGGCCGGCCACTGATAAGAACGTCTTTGGCCCTGGCGCGTATGCCACTGCGGGTTCGGGCTCTGAAAGCCTCAGCCTGGGCCATCGCCTGACACAGCGTGACACCGCCGGCCACCATCCGATTCAAACCCATGAAATCGATAATATGGCGTTCGTACTCGTGGGTCCAGTGCTTGCGACAGGTCTCGAACTTCTCGAAGTCATACTCATAGACCTCAGAACAGACGAGGCTGGAGCGGTATATCGAGTCGCCGATTTCGTGCGGCTGCATGTGGCATGTGCTGGTGACCAAGTGCTGGTCAACCCACACTTGTGAGGCCAAGGCGTCCATGGCGACCACGATGGAAGGGCCTATCCTAGCGTTAGCGGGCGGTTTGGCGCTGCACACTGCGCGAGGAGCTTTGGCCGTGCCGGAATGGCCGTCGGTAGAGACACTGCCCTCGACCTTCATGAACGGCACGGTGGAGTTGATGCGGTCGGTGGGATGCTGTTGGAATTCATCTTTGCCGGCTTGCAAAGACCTAGCCTGAGCGGGCGCGTACCGTTTCAAATACGGCAGCCAATCCATAGGCTCCAACTGGCGCGGGCAGTTGCGATATAGAAAAGAGTGGTTAGCCATGAGCCACTGAACGCACTTATGCTGCTCATCGAGATCAGCCGGGGCTTTGAGGCGCAACACGCGCGAAACAAGCGCAGCGGCCAAATTGCGAGCGGATGAATTGTAGCTGGCAACAGCCACGTGCGAGACAAGACCGGCGGCGACTGAGCGCAACGAGACGTTGGGTCGGTGCATTGTGAGGGGGTAGAGAATGGAAGATGACGGGTCTAAAGGGGGTAGAAGCCCACTGTATTCATGGCCGACATAAGATATGTTGTGGCCGTCCCACTGCCCAAGTGACTGGGCTAGCGGGTGAAAATCAAGCAGTGGGGCCCACCCGCGCACTCAGAGAAAGGCCGCAGACAGCGCCACAAGGGCGTGAGGGACTGCAGCCGTTCCAACGCGATTCTCGCGGGGGACGAAGGTGGCGACGACGTCTGCCAACAGGCGGGCGACACTCCCAACCAAATTGACACTCTCTGTGACCAACACGATGGCGGCTCTTATCGGGCCTTCAGCTGCAAGGCTGTCAAGGACTCTCCATATCGCGAGAAGAACGCGTGAGACCGGTGCGTAAAGGGTGGTACGTATACCGTAGTCCTTAACGTCAGCTATGGATGTAAGAGTGTTGTTAATGTAGCCCGACAACGTCCAAGAAGCGGTGGTGTTGGGGACGGTGGCGTTGAGGAGGTGACAGAACTGCTCATTCATCAGCGTGGCATTGAACGACCCGACACCGGCGGGGCCGCTGGCGCAGTACGTCCGACCGTCATGTTGGATGCAGTTGGTTCGGCCAGTGCCCATGGAGGCCGACATCTGCCACAGCATAAACAGCGCCATGCAGAGCGCCGCAATATTGGGTGCCGTGAGCATGCTGACTCGCTTCGTCTTGGCGGCCCAGTCCCACAATTGATACCACTTGGGCTCGCCTAACACGGCGTGCGCCTTCTTCATGGTGGAAGCTTGCTCGACAGCGGCAACGTCGACGTCGGCAGTGGCACTGAGAATGGCGGACACAACCTTAGGCGCCAGTTCAGCGGAGTAACGGAGGGCGTCGACCTGCGCCAGGCCATACTCATTGTGGCGGATGCGGTCGTGGACATTGGCGGTTATGGCCCTGATGGTTTGAACAGCGGTAGCGGGGTCGCGATCATTCATCGACGTGAGAGCGACAATGTCCGCTAGCGCTCTAGTGGGCACGACAATTGCGCCTTCACTAAGCTGAACTGCGACAGTATCCTTGCCGGCGAGGCCTTTGAGGGCCGAGCATCCGCGGCCGATAATGTCGACCAGGCCGGTGTTGAGCTTGACATCAGTGACTCGAACCGCCACTATCGACGCCGCATGCGTGCCGCCGGCGATGACGTTCACAGCGTACTTCTGAAGACACGCGTGATACGCCGGCGCCGCCCACTCGAAGGCGGCACCGTCGCCGTCGATGGTGACCGCATACGTGGGGCGGACGGCCGCCGTGCTGCCGAACTTCTTGAGCGCGTACGTGATCTCGCCTGCGGCGGACGTTCCTGCGAGGTCGTTGAAATTGTACGAATAGGCGTAGACGCCGTCGTAGCGCTGGTGGAGGGCAGCATACCAATCGTCGGTAGGAGTATCAGAGAGGTTGAGGATGCATGCCGTATGGACGCCCTGGACTCTCGTCGCATGGATGCACGCTGCGATGTCACAATCACACGCAGTGACTGCTCGATCACATCCATTGTACTCCGCCGTGATGGATGCGCCGTCGAACTTGGCTGAGGGGCAGCGTTCGGCGAATTTGCCGCGCATGGCCTTGCCGCGAGGCGTGGTGTCGAAGTGGTAATGGGTCAGCCCATGCGGGTAGACCTGGCGATGAACGTCAGCGTTGAGAATATGAACGACGGTGACCTGAGCCTTCAGCAGGTGATAGTTCATTCGTTCCTCAATCGTGCCGCGGAGTATGGCGTGCACTGCATGACCGTGTTCGCCGTCGGCAGTGGAGACGAACTGCACATGCGGCAGGAGCGCTCGCAACGCGTCCTTCTGTTTCGCCGACAGTGCGTACGGGATCTTTCTGACGGTAGTGGCCGGATGCTTCTCATTGTAGGCCTCAATCTGCTTGTCAGTTGCCGGGCTCCTGCCCGTGGGCGGCTGCAAATTGACTGCGACGACGGGGACTTCATGTCTGAACTTGCAGGAATCACCGTACTTGCAGTTCATCCCCTTAGCAAAGTTGCGGCAGACGGGGGCGCCCGGGCCAGGAGGTCGGCGAGCCGCATACTGAAGGACCGAATTGGCAGCCGCTGCCGTGGCAGCTTCTTGGCAGTTCTTGTAGCGCTCGGCATAGGCCATGACTGCCATCTTGTCGTACGGGAGCCCGCACACACATTTCTTGTGGGCGTCCACGAACGGTGTGCCTTTATTGGCCAAAGCGGCGACTGCTACAAGGCCACACTTGACGTGGACCTTATGACCGCATATGGCGGGCAGCATCGGGCTGAGATAGCCGTCCGCCCATCCAGGATTGGCACACAGCTGGCAGCTGACGGGGGCGGGGACGAGAGGCGGGAAGTCATTGAGAGAATGACCTGCGATGAGCTGCCCTGCACGGTTGGCGGCATGATACGGGACGATACGCCGAGGATTGGCGTGGCCGTACTGCGCGGCGAGATCATCATAGCCCATGTCCGAGGCGGCATCGCCGAATGGGTCTTCGAGATCCCCGTGCTTGGGAGTGTTGGCGCCACTGGAAGCGGCGCTGGAGTTGGGAGGGGGCGGTGTGCCCCATTTGCTTTCTTTCGTGTCAGCCATCTTATGTGGTGATTTCACGTGAATGCTTGTTGCTGATTTCGGGAGACGATTTCCGAG